ATCTGCATTGATACGGATGACTGTAGGTTTCAGTTTGACCGCTGATGCCTGGAAGGTCGTATTGGCGGCATTGGCAAAACTGCTATCCGCTAATGCCCCTGTCGAGAACCCCCACATGGTTGAGGGAATGGAACGTCCTGTTGGGCTGGATGGGTTTACCGTAATAGTCGTTGTAGACGTAAGAGGACTGGTGGTTGTCGGCCCAGAAGCAGTCGTACCATCTGGGTTCATCGAAAACCAATTATTACCAGAATTCTTTTGCCAGATAACTTGGCTAACGTAAGCGATCTCGACAACGTTACTCGTTGCCCCAAGCGCCACACCGTTTACAGCAAGCTGGGCACCACTAGTGATTGTCCAACTACTACCTGCGCTATCTACAACCGCAGGTCCCACAGTCGTAACAACCGTATTGTTTACTGAGGGTGAGGGTTTAGTGACTACCGGATTGTCATTAGCACCAGATGCCTGCCAAACCGTTACAGCACTTATGGTTATAGGATTGGATGGACCAGAACCTAAGATCAAATAAAGATGCTGGACATCCATAACGCTGTATGCACTACCGCCACCAATACCGTTAATCTGAGTTGGCGGAGGGCCGAGAGATGCGTTGTACTTGTTCCACGTGTCGTTATTCGGGCTTTGCGTGGTGTCAAAGTAGTACTTCATGTACCCTTGGGCCGTTGAAGTCGCGGGAACCCACAGTGCACCAAACTTATGTCGCTGGGTCAAATCCGTCCCAGACGGGAAGTTCATATTCGGGTTGCCACTTGTACCAACCTGGGTAGCACCAACATTAGAATACCAGTTGTGCAGTCCAGAGGTGTGCATACCTGACTGCAACTCAAAGAAGTCGTTCTCAATATTATCCGAATAGCCTGTGACCTGACCAGGCCACTGAAAATAGGTGAAACCGGCAGAGTTCAGTGGACCTGTTTTACCTTCTATTCCATTGGACCAAAATGATGGCCAACCACCTGATGTCGTCGGTGTATTAGCAATCGAAATGGTTGCCTCGAAGTAAGCACCGTTACCAAAAGAACTACCGGTAAAACTGGAACCGTTCCTTTGTGCTGTCTCAATACCCGCATTAAAAGCATTGCTCGGGTTGGTGAGCGTTACACTTCCATCTGCATTCGTAGTAGCGGTTGGTGTACCACCATCTATGGTATTGCTGTTGAACCAATTGCTGCCCATAGATAGCAAAGGGCCAAAGGTCATCGTGCAATAACCCAAAGCTGCCGCCGGCGCTGGCGTACCAGGACCACAAGCAGCAAATGCTGAGCTACTAAAGAGCAACAGAAAAAGGAAGAAGAAGCGCATCAAGCCACTAAACCCCGTAAGGAATTATGGATTCGAGTGGTCATAGACCACCCCAATGTATGCAGAAGCGGGATTACCAACCACACCCGAGATGACCAAGGTCAATGGCTGGCCACTTGCGATTACATTATTAGAAAGGGAACAAGTTGCTGTTCCATGACTAGCACGATTAGGATTAACTGCCTGCGATACAGTGATGTTGAAACAATTGGTGATATTCACACCATTGATCGCCCACGACATAACGAAACTAGGACTGTTCGTACCACCTGTCCAGTATTCGAGGCTGAGAACGTCCCCATTTGTGTAAGGCCAAGTGCTCGGGAAATAATAAGTGTCGTTGTGTATCGGAAAGTTTGCATCGAAGTTGATTGGCAAAATATTGGTGGTCTTGCCTAATCCAACTGTTGAATTATTAAGGATAATCGGTGCTGCGGGAGTAAGCGCACCACCACTAGATGTCGTCAAACAGGTCGGGCAAGCAATAGCACCTGCTGCTGATAGGGTGACAGGAAGGGTGCCTGATAATGGACCACCGTTAGTGGTCATAGCAAAACCACCCGTGGCACCGTTAATCCGACCAAAAAAGGCTGTAGTAGTTGTCCAGCGATCCCCATTACTGGGTGTGGTAGGTGCTGTACCAGGCGGCATATTATCTGATGCGGCGGATGTCGTTGACGCCGCTAACGTTTGTTTACCTGTGTAACTTGTGGTACCCTGCGATGTCGTACCAGACAACGTAGCATTTGTAAGAGAAGGGGAAGGAAAAGTCATCCCGCTCGGAGCAGTTGTGCTTACTTGTGGTACACCAGCACTGGACCAACCCAACATCCCGTTGGCGACAAACGATAGAGGAGACAGTGCGTTTCCAGTTGCTCCATACCAAGGTATCTGGTTAACCAATCCAGCAGCAATAGTACTACCACCGCCTCCACCGCTACTACAGCAAACAACTCCGCTATCTACAAGGGCACCGCCTGAACCATACTGAGGGATATGCCCTGATACAACAGCACCAGACGCAGTCTGTATTAAGTTCCCGTTACCCTGTGCTGGGACAGAAGCACCAGGCACCAATCCCATCGAGATGCCTGCGATTGTTACTGTATAACTTGGAGGATACGGTGTGTCTACCCAGACGCCTGTATTACTGACGTGCGCCAAACAACCCGTGCCATGCCCTGATGACTCTGACCCATTCAAGCACGTATTGTCAAAATACTCCATCCCAAGATTAGCCGAAGCAACGGGCGGCAAGGAGCTAAAAGACGCATTGGGAAGGGTCAATATTGGATTAGTAACCGTTGGAGCATTACCGAGGTTGATGCCGCCATTGAACGTAACCAAACCAGAAAAGCTCGGGCTTCCTCCCACAATACCATTAACGGTGATACCGGGTACAGTAATTGCACCTGTAAATGACCCACCCGTAAATGGAACGTAGACCGCTGATCCAGGTAAGTTGATGATCTGATCTATGGTAATCTGACGCGTATGCGGGTTCTGATCGAACTGAAAACCCCACACAGAATCTGATAGTTGAAGGCTAATGGCTGATGGCAAACCACAGACTGCGGATTGCGCAACACCAGGTGGGCAATTTTGTGCGTGCGCCTGCTCACTACCCAGGAACAACCCGAGCACTAATAGCAAGGGTGCAAGCAACTTATACATCACTGACAATCCTATGTAGTTGCAGATACACCCGTATCTGTTGTGATTGGAATACCTGTATCCCCTGTCCCAATAATTGGAATGTAGAAATTGGCAAGGATGTTCGTCACTTTGACAAAAGTAGTTTGAGGTTGCAAGAATCCTATCGTTGCCTTCCTTGCTCCCGGCAAGTTAAGCTGCCATGTAACTGATACGGAAACTTGTCCTGGATTTGCAGCACCACCTTGCGAGGCTGATATGGACAGTACTTTAACCCTTGGTTCCCAGGTCTGTATGGCGTTTGTGACAATACCGGCAATGGATGCCTCAACAAAAGGCGTCGGCTTGTCTATGTAGGAAAAAATGTTACATCCAAATGTAGGGCGGAATGGATCTTCACCCGGTATCGTTGTCATAATGATTGCTATACATTGGTTAATGTCATCCAATCCTTGAACGACACTTCCGATACCCGAACCAAGACCACCACTCTCGGTATCCAACATGAGAGACCAAGATGCCGAAGTAATGTCAGCAAGAGTGATTTCACCCTGAGGCATCTGAAACTCTATGTATTAGGAGTCGGTGCTACTGTACCAGCCGCAGCAGAGCCTGTTCCATGCTGATGTGTACTAACACCAACAGTCGCACCAGTTCCAAAACCCTCGGTAATAGTACCCTTAACGCGCAGATTACCAGAACAATAACAATTACCCGCATTGTCCAACTCGAGTTGAGTACCATGCGCATCTTGCAATGTTAGCGTGCCATCGCTGGCTAGTGTGAATGATGCACCAGTCTGCATAGTAATCGAGATGGAGCCTGCTGCGTCTGTGAAAGCTACTGAGTACGAGCTCGTGCTTCTGTCGTACTGAAATGTCGTACCATCTTTAGTCTGGATGAAGAAGGTCTTATTGAGTGTGACACCAACAGGCGTGATATCCACATTCGACGGAAGGGAACCTGACACATAACCATTCTCGTTATGCTCATCCATGATAACGGAGACTTGGTCTCCAATATCCGGCATGTGGTAAAAGAAGTCCCCAACGGCTGAGGCGCGGGCAGATGCTATAGGTAACCAGTAACTAACCAAACCATCTCTATCTGGGAATTGCACACGCACGGCTGGAAACGGAGTCAACTGTTGTGCCGTGACTAAACCACTTCTAAACGGAACGCGTCTTGGTTGTTCCCAGTATCTATCCATCTACAAACCTGGTTGGTCAAGTTGTGGCTCTGCCAACGTGGGTTCTTTAATAATCGTTTTTTGTTGCGCGACTTGCTGGACAGGAATGTTGAGGGACAATTCAGTAATCCAACCATTCTTGTCGAGCGTGTGTCTTGCTTTTTCCACGATGAAAGTAGTCTGGTCGAAAATACCGAACCCTTGCACGTTACATGTTTGACCTGACCTCCACCGCATAGTACCAGGCATGTATATGGTACTACGATGCTTATGCTTATTATGCTCCTGTAAATAGCCCTGAGCCTTCAGCGTAGCCTGTTGCGCATTCTCCACCCGCTCAACTGATTTAAGTACATCGGGCGTTGATACATCCCCATCTGTTGCTTCGCCAGAAATAGGCTCTTTAAGGGATGGCTCAAAATAGACTACGCGGGCCGCGCTATAACTCTTCTGCGACAAGGTCTGGTGCTCAAAACGTGCACGATGCACCAAATTTCTAGTCAATGAGCCTGATGGGGATTGGGAAGCAAGCGATGACCGGGAGTAAAAGATCAATTGATTGTTGCGTATCTGAAAATCATAACCGTGCTGATTAGCAACACGGTTCAAAAAGTCAATGTCGTTTTCCATGTCCTGCGTGATCCGCGCGTAAGGAACATCAGGACTAACTGCATCAGCAACAACCGTTAACCCGTTACGCTGTGCTACTGTTGTGGCAATCTGGACAAGTGTCTGGTCTTCATAGGCTACTGCATTATGCGTGCGTATCGCTTGCGCAACCCCAGCTTGAATTCCTTTGATCGTAAACTTGTCACCAATCTCGCCAACTTCTAATTCATATGCATCTATTTCAAATGTACCACATGGAGTGAGGGGACCACCGGCATAACCAAGCGAGACGGTTATTGTTGCTCCGATAGCAGGTGGCCCATTCTGCATGATTTGAAATGGATCAGCAAAACGAAACTGAATGGCGTTGGCACGCT